CCGGGTGCACCCGGCAACGGGTGCGGTGATCTCGCGGAGACCAGGGCGCCGCCCCCCCCCCGTGGCCACCATCTCTCGTGCTTTCTGATTTTCCGGCACCACGACAACTGCCACACAGGATGTGACAGGAGTGGCAGAGTGCCGCTCAACCCGCAGACCGCTCCTCCACTCCTTGCGAAGGACTCGCCACCGCTCACCGTCCCCAAGCATGATGACATCATGACGCCGGATTTCGGCGTGGTCTATCTGACCGATGTGGTGTTCCGTCCCGTCAACGACTAGCGCTACCATCGTTCTCTCCCATGGCGTGGCGCATCACAATCGCGAGCGCGTCGTTCTCCGACGAGGTGAGAGCACAGCCGAGCGAGACTCGGCCGTCGTCGTCGACGACCACGTCACTGACTGGAACCCACAAGGCTGCCGCCGCGATGCCCGTAAGCAGCGCGCGACGCTCGGCCGTCATCGCCGCGCGGGCGAGGTCGCCATGGCCATCGACAAGCGCTGCAATGCCCGGGTCAGGCCCGATGTCACCGACATGAGCAGAGCGAAGCCACCGCACGTTGTACTCGTCGAAGGGCTCGATGATGAAAGCCCCCTGGCTGTCCTCGTGTCCAATCGACAGGCCGTGCCTCGCAAACACAGCCTCGAGGTCGGCCAAAAACGCATCGGCGCGCGGGGACTCGACCCGTGAGTCACTAGTAGTCGACCATCTCTTCATGCCCCTTGGATAACCACGATACCCACAAAGTCGACTGAGGGGCCTACGGCTTCATCTCGTCTGGTTCGAGGTGCCAGTCGATGTCTTGTGGACGCACCGCTGCTGCTCGCGCGGGGTCACTGTCCAGGAACGGTGCCACAGCTCGCACGCCCTTCGCCACATTTCGCTGTCGTTCAAGCCGCCGGAGGAGTCGGTCCAGGCGCTTGACCGCCCGGTTAACACGCCGGCCACCGTAGACGGCGTGGTCCGTCGGGCGCTCACACTCAGGGCACACCGTCCCGATAACATGGCCCGCGGTTTCCTCGCACAGCATCGCCCCGATGCCGCCACAACGCACACACGTCGGCACATCACCGCCATCGCGTAGGCATGCCGCGAACACCCCGCTGACCGCCGCCAGGAGTTCTACAAGGTCGCCCGGGCTCATATCGACCATCCTTCCACATCCTACCCATAACCACCAAAACGCTACGCATCAACCAGCGTGGCGATCTGGGCTTCGTCACCACCCGGCCCGAACGAGGACACGTCTTCTGATGTCGCCCGCCGCGCTCCCGTCAAGTCGACCCGCCAGTCGCGCTCGACACCGAACCAGGCTGGCGGCCCGAGCCCTCGAATGGCGATGTCCGCCACCCAAAGTCCGGGCTCCAAGTCCTCGACATCCACCCCCAACTCGAGGTCAAACCCGTCGCTCGCGCCGTAGGTTTTGTGCAAAACCTCGCCGACGTACGAGTCTACGTCTGCCGCGACGACCCTACATGCCCCGGCCTCGCTCCGGATAAGCACCGCGTTTCGGCGGCCGATGGTTGACTGCGTTCTCCCGGTGTACGGAGCGATGCGGAACGAACCCACGGCTATCCTCCAATCTCGTACACATCCACTACGACCTTGCCATGCCCCGGCGCCACTGGCACCCATGCCGCCTCGCGCACGAGCCACTCATCGGTGTCGCCACGGAGCACGCCCGCCAACACCAGCCTGTCGATCGGCATCTTTCCCCCACACACATCGACGCTCACCTCGTCCACACGCCGGCTCGAGTATCTCGTTACCACCACCGCTCGGCGGCGCCCCCCTTCGCGAGCCACCCGAACTTTGCCGCGTGCCACGGATGCTCCCTCTCGAAACCCGGCGTGCCAGTCCGGCCACCCCTCCCGCGTCTCGACGATCCTCGCGTCGATGGCCTTACGGAGTTGCTCCTTTTGCCGACTGTCCAGTCCGTTGTACTCGTTAAGCGTAGGTGCCCATACCAACACGCTTATCGCGGGGCCCTCGCCTTTTTTTAGCCTTTTGACGCCCAGTTTCTTTCTGAATTCCCTTCGCGCCGCCACCCACTTCTTCACTTGCTTGGTCGCCTCGGACCCGATGCCCAACTCCAAGGAGAACACGCGCGCGCCCCGCACGACGTGCTCGCGCTCAATGCGTGCAAGCAACGCGCGCGCCGCCGCAACGTCCGCGGCGGCCATGTCTACCACGCCACGGAGTAGTACCCGGCGTACGACATCGATCTCGGTCGGACCAAGGATCACGCCGACCCACCCACCGCCGCGCGCAAGCGGCGTTCCCCCTCTGCGAGAGCAGACGCGTACCCAACCGCGTGGGGCCCAGCCGTGTCCCCCGCCGCGAGCCACCCGACCTCGGCCCACACCTCCGCCGTCAACAGGTAGCGCGCGACCCACTCAACCGTGATGATACCCATAGGTGTCCCTTCGTGGTGGTTCGCTCCACCACTCCTCTTCGCTCCACGCCGCATCGGCGGCGTCCTCGGCCAGCACGTCCAACGTGGTTCGCCACACGTCACCCACGTGCTCATCACGTGAGCACGCCGCTCGTTTGGGCGGCGGGGTTCGTTCTACCACGCTGCGGCAATGGTCGCAGAACGCGTCCTCGCCAACATCCGGCAACGTCGGCAAACAAGCCTCGTCGCCACAGCACCGGCACGCCAACCGCATCGTGCTCACGGCGGAAGCGGGTGCTCTGTCCACCGGACTGGCACGGCAAACGACACCACGCGGAAGTCGCCCGCCTTCCCGCGCTGCAACCGCTGCAGCTCTGCGAGCACCTGGTTTGCCGCCTCGAGTTCCGCGTTCGCGGCGACCATCCGCTGCTCGTACGCCGCTCGCGCGGCGGCTCCCTTCTTGTGGCACGCCCCCCGACGCGGACAGCCACGTGCGTGCCTCTTTGTCCCACCCCTGTTGCACTTCCGACACATCGCCATGGCTGTCCGCTCGGTCAGCAGTATAAGTCGCCCCGGCGCCGTTGTCGACGCCTCGATCGGCGTGGTCGTTACGGCTCTTGGCTGACCGCGCGCAACTTCGGAACGCGGCACCCATGCCCAATCGCCCACCGACTGCGGCACTCAACCGCACGAAATCCGGCTGCCCCCGCGTTGATCGCGCAGCTCACGTACCCGTCGCCGTCGCTGTCTACGTCGGCGCACGACACGCCGACGTCATCCAAGCCGAGGGTCTGCGCGAACGTTCGCGCCTCGTCCTCGGCGGCGCTCCGTATCTTGTCGCCTGTGGCGCACTCGACCGCACCCAAGGGCGAAATCATCCCGAGCACCACGACCATTACCATGGATACGACCCACGCACCTCTGCTCATCGTTCTCCTCCTTTGGCCACTAACCGTGGCGGTGATCGCACCGTGCGATGCTCGCCGCCTCCCCCTCGACGCCATCCAACTCTCGTTGCAGTCGCTCGATCTGGGCACGCTTCGCGGCCCGCGCCGACGCGGCACGCTCTTCTTTGATGACCTGCCGTGCCGCCTTTATCTCATCAGCCAGGTCAATCTCAGCCGCGACCTCGACGACACGAATGACCTCGATGTTGTGGACGTCCGACACCTCGAGCGAGAACGCACCCATCGCCTCGGTCACTGCCTCCTCCGGCGTGGTGGCCCTCAGCTTTCGCCACACCATACCACAGCCGATCGTGTAGTCACACCCCTCACCGCTCTGCGTAAACAAGCCGTAAAACGTTCCCATGCTTACCTCCGACCGTGCCGACGCAACCACGCGCCGACCTTCCTGCCAGGCATCCAAACGACGGCCAGCGGGTGATTCAGGTCACCGACTACGCCTCTATACCCGTCGACGACGCCAGCGACAAAACCCCATGCCACCATCAACCCCCAGACCACACCGACCACGAGCAGGCGAGTTGAAAGGCTTAGCACGTCCGCCTCGCTATCGCGCGGCCGACGTCATGGCCGGATGTCCACAGCCACGCGCACACCCCGTGGTCGGTCTCGTCCGCTGGTAGGCCGTGCAAGCCGTGACCGCAAGAAGCCAGACCCCGCTCACGCCGCCCTTGCCTTCCTAGCGGGCACCTTCGTCGATGGGGCAAGGTGTTGCGCCGGGAAGCCGGCGCATGCCGCCTCCGCCCAACGCCCCAGCGCCTCGCTCGCCGCACACACGGGCGTCCCAGTCACAGGCTCATACACCGGAGAAGCCGCGCTCGTTCCGCGGGCCGCCAACGCGTCTCCAAACGCCCGAGAGGCCGCCGTCTCAGCGTCCTTGTGGAGCTTTATGGCATCGGCCGTGGCCAGCACACACACCGGGGGGGCGGCTACCCTGACGCGCGTCTTCCCGCGGTCGGCGTCGCGAAGCCGCGCCCACTCCTCGGCCTCCGCACGCTCCTCCGCCGACCACATCGCGATCATGATGGCGTGATCGCCCATCCAAAACGCCGCGTGTGCGGCAGAGCGATGGCGGCGCGGACGGGACGTTTGCTTCCCGTAGATCAACTTGGCGAGCGCAGCGCTCTTCTCAAGCCACGCGTCCGCCAACTTTTGCGCCTTGTCCGCGTCCGCAAGCGCCGCCTTCGTGATCCGGTGCCTTTGGGACACCCGCAAGTCGTCTATCGGGTATCCTCGATCGTTGTATTGGCGTTGGTGGTAGGCACAGGCACGGATTGTGCCTGTGGCGTCGTCAATGGCCGTGACCTTGCACTCACGGCCTCGCCATCTCAGCGGCGCGCCGACGTAGAGGCGCCGCCCCTGCCACATCCACGGCGTGCGCCCCTGCCACGCCTCCCACGCTTTCAACGCCGACGCGTTGCCGCTCTGCACCAGTGCCGCATAAACCGCCTCGCTCCCGACTCCCAAGCCCCCCAGCTTAGCGATCTCGGCGAAGTCCGCCGGCGCGAAGTCCATTCGCGCCTCGACCACCACGTCGAACAGGCGACGCATCACGTAGGCAAACATGTTGTCGCCCCGACGGTTACCGGCCGTGAGCGCGTGATCACGCACCACCGTCAACACCTGCATCACGGGGCTCATCCCCTTGGGAACGCGGCGCCGAACGCCGGCTCGATGCGATGTTCGATATGTTCGCTCAACGCCAACATCCAAAGCGTCGAGTTCACGCGGCGTCAGCCGCCGAACGAACCGCACCTTGCGAGCGATGTACTCCGCCTCGCTGCAGTTGACGAGCCGCTTAGTGCCCACGGCCTCGACCTCCCACACCTCGAGCCCGGCGCTCCAGTGGGCCTTCGGCTTCGATGTGAGGTGGAACGCGTTTTTGTGGGGTACGAGTGGCCCCGCGTCCACCGTGTGCCAACCACCCGGCGCCGAGCGCGTCGGAAGCGACCACTCGTAACCTGTATGCGGGCTACACCCATCACGGGTGAGTTTGTACAGTTTCACGGTCACGGGGCAATTCCCCCACCGTCGGAGTCCGCCTCGTCCTCGTCCCCAGCCATCGATCCCAGCATCAGCTCAGCGGCAGCGGATACCCCCCCCGGCTCATCTTCGCCGCGAGCCGCCATGAAGGCGCCAAAGCCGGCGGGCATAAAGTCCATGATCTCTTGGTCGGCTCCCTCGATGAAAGGGCACGTGCGAGGCGCAATGCGCTGTTTGCGATGGGTCGTCATGACTCGCTCCTTGCGATGAGGCATAACCATCCGCAGCGCGTGTGTCAAGGGGCATGGGCCCCGCCTTCCCCCATGGCGTCCGGGCGCGCCGGGGCCGTCCCACCACACCTACATTTCTTTGATCGCCGCGATCGGCGTCACCACGTGCTGGTCATGAGCAGCCGATCCCGAAAAAGCCGAATCACCGCCTTGACCGCGGGATCATCCAGCGCGGCGTGCTCCTCGTCGCCGATCGGCTCCCCCATGAGCAGCGCTCGCGTCGCGCGCATGTAGCCTGCCGCCGCGTAGCTGGCCATCTCGCCGCGCGCCGCCTGTTGGCCATACACCATTATCAGCGCCACTTCGGTGCATATCCCCAAAAGCCACTCGGTCGGTTCGGGGTAGTCGCCGTCGCCCAGATACTCCCATGGCAATTGGGGGTCCACCACGAACTGCCACGACGACTCCTGCTCGCACCCCGGCTCATCCGACTTAACCGCAATTTCCTGAGCAGAAAGCCGCACCAACTGGTTACCGTCGGGGCCCGGGAGCCCCCACCACCCCGGTCTGAGAACATCATCGCGCGTCATCTCTCACACCGGCACACCGGCCGCCCCTCCACATCTTGCCATCGCCTCCAGGTAGGCTCGCACATTCTCGGCGACAAGGCGTCCGCCACCCGGCTCATCGTCACGCAACCGACCCTCGGCGTCGCTACTCGCCTCTCGGTTGCGCCACAGGTAGCCGAGAGGCGTCGGCTCATATTGCTCAACCAGTGCCGCGTCCAAGCCGCCGGCGACGCCGACCCTCACCGACGGGCAAGCCTCACGGATCTCGACGCATCGCGCTGCCAACCCGACGCCGTCAAAGGCACTCTGACGCCCTTGCCCCCCGCTCGGGTCGAGCAGCACGTCCGTCACCAGGCCGGCTACCATGCGGATCCCCCCCGCGTCGTGAGCCGCGGTCTCGCCCGGCCGCACCTGCAGGACGACACGGATGTCCGGGTGCCGCTCGCGGAACATGGCCAGGCCCCACATCTCGTCCAGCCGCTGTCGCGGTGTTGGTGCGTCCCAAAGAGCGAGACCGTTGATTTGCAGCCCGTGACACAGCGACCCCCCGGCGGAGAGCCCCCGTTGGAGGTCGACCAAGACCGGCACCCCGAGGGTTGGGTCGTGGGAGACGTGCACCACGTTAAGCACTTCGGGCTCGTCCAAAAATATCGTTTCGACGTCCGACACTGACCGTGGGTAGCGCAGGGGCCACCTGTTCGACCGCCCGAGGAGCGTCTTGGTCGACGTCAGCACCCCAACGCCGAGCAACCACCCCGCTGCCGCCAGGCCGACCCCACGGAAGTGCGCGAGCGCGGCCCGCGCCTCAGCCGCCGCCGTAAACCCGCTGATCCCCACATATGTGCCATGTCTCATTAGTCTTTCTGCTCCTCGCCTCCGTCCCACGGCTCCATCACGATCGGCCACCACTCACATCCATTCGCCCCGCGGTTCGATCTCGGGGTGCGCCGTGTCGCACAGCACGTCCATGTGACCGATGTCCATTCCCACGATCCGGGTCGCCGATTTCATGCATGGCCAGCCGCGCATGACGGTCGCCCGGCCGCTATGCACGGCGTGACCGCACCGTGGGGGAACGGGTAGTCCATCCAGCCACCGCCGCACGACTCGGAGCGCGCCCTGGGACTCCACGTGCGCACCTCCAAATTCCAATCGTATCAAACACACCGACGGCACACGTAAGCCCTGCCAAAAACACCCCCAAGAGCGCCCTGTATACCTGGCCTTCCCGGATGGCCAGGTATGCGGCACCGCAAAAACACGCGACGCCGAGCACACGGTTGCCGATGCTGACAGCGATCAACGCCCGGAACCTTGTCATCACCACCTCATCCGCAGGCAGGCCGCACACCTCTTCACCATGTCCCCGCACCGGGACGGGACGGGCGCTTGTATCGGATCACCCATCGGTTGCCCACTCAGGGTAATCACCCTCTGCCAGGTTGTCAAAGCGCGTGCATGCCCGTTCAAACCGCACCACCACCTTGCCCGTCGAGCCGTTTCGCTGCTTGCCGACGAGCAACTCGGCCAGCCCTTTCGCCCCCGTGTCGGGGTTGTAGTACTCGTCGACGTAGATAAAAATCACGGTGTCGGCGTCTTGCTCGAGGCTCCCCGATTCTCGAAGGTCGGACAGCAGCGGGCGCTTGTCGGGTCGGCGTTCGACGGCGCGGCTGAGTTGGGCGAGCGCGAGCACCGGCACGCCGAGTTCCTTCGCCATTTGCTTCAACCCCCTCGATATCTCCCCGATCTCTTGCTCGCGGCTCGCTACCCCCTCGCGCCCCTTCATAAGCTGGAGATAATCGATCACGACCAGCCCCACCTTGCGCTCGCGCACCAACTGCGCTGGGGGCTGGTCCCACCACACCGCCGCCGGGACGCTCACGTCCGGCGTGCACGCCCGGCACGTCCACGCCCGCACGCCGATCTCGACCTGCGTGATGACGCCACCGCACGTGGGGCATGCTTGCCATTTTGGCTCGACGTTGTATTCCGTCTGCAGCGCACGCACCTTGGCCGATATCGCCGCAACCGTCTGCGCCGGGGTGTCATCGATCCACAGGTTGCGCCCAGCAGCAACAAGGAAGTCCACCGCCTGGTAGATCCTCCCCCAATCGCCGCCGGTGAGCCGCTCCGCCTGCCTGTAGCGCCCAAGCTCTACTCGCGCCTCCGAGCAAATCAACCGCATTAGAAGCTGTTCGCGCGGCATTTCGTGCGAGAAGAACACAACCCCCGTCTGCGGCACGCTCAGGGGCGCTTCCTCGCGCACCGGCGCCGCCACGTTCAGGGCAATCCCCAGCGCCAGGCTGGTCTTGCCCATACCCGGTCGTGCCGCCAAGATGAGCAATTCCCCCCCGTGCAAGCCCGACAGCTTCGCATCGAGCTTCGCGTACCGCGTCGCGATGCCCCCGAATTCCTCGGGGTGGTCGGCTTGCCGACTCAATCGGTCGACTTCCGCCTTCAGCACCGAGGCCACCTCAATCGGTCGCCCGTCCCGGAACCCGTCCTGCGCCAGTCCAGCGAGCGCCGCCGCCGCCCGGTTCACGAAATCACGCGCCGGCCCAACGTCGCCGTACCCCTCCGCCGCGATGCGCTGGCACGTCGCGATCACCTGCCGTACAAGCCACTTTTCCACCACCGTCCGGGCATGGTCGCGTACGTGGTGAACCGCCGGGGTCGCGTCGGCGATCTGCGCGAGGTAACCAGGCCCCCCCACGCTCGTCAGCCACCCCCGGTCACGAAGCCACGAAGCCACCGACACGATGTCCACCGGGATCCCCGTGGACGCGAGGTCCGTGATAGCGGCCAGAATCCGCCCATTCGCTTCGCTGTAGGGATGCACCGGCTTCAACAGCGCCAGCACAGTGGCCATGGCCCCACGGTCAAGCATCGCCGCGCTAAGCGAAGCCGCCTCCGCCTCGAGGTCGTGCGGGGGCACGCGCCCCGCCACCATCGGGGGCTCGAGCCGAGCCGGATACGCATCGGAGTAGCCCTTGCCGTGCTTACCAGCCACCCGAACCACCTCCGCCCATGAGCACCGCCCGCCCACGTTTCGGCGCCGGCGTACTCCCACCACCGCCCGCGTCCCCCCGCACCGGGTCGAGCGACACCACCGTGACTTGCGCCGTGTCGAACAGCCGCCGCCCGATCTCCGGCCCATACCGATCCACCGCCACACGAAGCGGCAACGTGGTGGTCACCACCGTACGAGCCGCGCGCTGGTATCGGTCGTGGAGCACCTCCGCGATCATGTCCGCGCGCCCCGGCTGATTCCCCTCGCCGCCCACGTTGTCGAGCACCAACACCGTCGCGTGGTGCGCCATGAGCATCTCCGCCGATTCCTCGCCATAACCCCGCCCCCCGTCGCCGAACGCACGCGACTTGGCGAGATCGCGCGCGTGGATGAGCCGGGCCCCACGCGCCAGCGCCCCCACCGCCGAGCGCGGCGCCGCGAGCCCCGCCTCGAACAACCCCCACAGCATCGCCGCCGCCGCCGTGGTCTTGCCCCGCCCACTCTCGCCCGTGATGGTCACATCCCCGGAGGCAACCGCCCGCTGAACCGCCGCGAGCGACCCCGCCGGCAGCGCATGCACACGCGGGTTGCTCGGCGTGAGCCCGCGAAACCGCTCCGGGATGCTCTGCCGCGCCCGCTCGATGCTCTGCCGGTACTCCCGCAGCCACGCCTCGTCCGCCCGCGCCTGGAGCTGCCGCGCATCCTCCACCGCGCACGGCCCACACAACCACACCCCAGGCCCCGTGTCGCACCCACACATCGTGCACTTACCCGGCGGGTGACGCCGTGGCACCGCCGTCTCCACGTCCGCCGCGAGACTCGTCAGGCCACCCGTTCTGATCACGCCGACCCCTCCGCTGGCATCCAGTGAAGCCGTTCGCCGCGCGCCAGCCTCTCATCGTCCAACGTCATCGGCAAGCCCTGCCGACGCCGAAGAGCCGCCAGCGCCGACGGCTGCCCCCCTTGAAGCCACCGCAAAAACGCGCTCGGGTTGTAGCCCTTCTCGTAGGTCGGATCGGGCTGCGCCGCCCGGTACGCCGCGCTGGTCTCCCGAATCCACTCACACTTCGCTTCGTCCGACACATCCGGACCAGGCCCGAACGTATCGATGGCGACCGCCAACGCCTCGCGCTCCCGCCTGTCGCCCTGCACCCGGGGGTACGGCTTCCCGCTTGCCCGTTCCTGCCCCTCGGCGTAGGCGCAAACGGCCGCACCGTCTGGTCCTGGCACCCTACCTACCCCCGGCAACGAAACCGCCGCCTTGCCGCCTTCCTGCGCCGGCAAACGCCCATCGCCTCGCCGAGCGTTCTTCCTGGCCTGCATGACGAAGCGGTTGAACTTGGAAAACACCGCCGACTCGTCCATCGACGCGAGCTCATGGGCGTGGGCGTCACAGAACTCGTCGAACGCCCCCCGGACGAGCTCGCACGTCACCGCCCCGGTCGCGCACCGCCCCGCGATGCCATCCAACTCGCGCTCACGGCCAGCAAGCCGCGACAACGCCGGCACCGACCGGAACAACCCAGCGAGGAACTCCGCGTCCGCGATGGCCGGCAACCCAGGGCACGGCTCGGGGGGCGCAGCCGGTGCGGCTGGGGGAGGCGCGAGCCGCTCGGCGACTGGCGGCGCTCCGGGCTGCGAGGGGTGGGCTGCAACGACCGGATGGTCCTCCGCCGCCGCGACGGGCTGCTCGCTCGTCGGCGAGGGGGCGGAAGAGTCCTTTATATCACGCGCGCGCGATTTATGGCGGTCCACGCGCGCAACGGGGGGATCAACGGTACTGGTCTTCAGCGCTTCTCCATCTGGATCTCCCTCTGCTCTTCCTCTCTCTCTCCGTCTAGAGACCGTTGCAGGCTCGTCGCAACGGCTAGGCAACGCGGGAGGCGGGGGCGATGCGTCGACCGTTGCTCGACCGTCGCTCGACCGTTGCTCGACCGTTGCAGCCGCGCGCATCGCCTCGCGGCTGCGACGGCTTCGCTCGGTGCTGGCTCCCGGGGCCTCCCCGCCGGGGTTCCATTTCTGCCACGACGTGAGGACCAAGTACCGTCGCGTCCCCTCGGTGGCGAACGTGATGACCGGCTCGACCTCCGCACCGAACGTCGCCAGCGCATCAGCGATCTCTTTTCGGTTGCCGCCGAGCAGGTCATGCACGGCGTCGATGTAGGACATGCCGGAGGGCAGCTCGACACGACCTCCGAGGCGACGAGCCTTGAGGGAGAGCTCCATCAGCACGAACCGCTGCGCGCGCGGGATGCCTCGCTTGGTGCCCATGGTGATCTCCTCGTGGAACCGGACCCACACCATGTCACCACCCCACCGGACGCGACGACTGCACCTCGCGGATGTAGTCGAGAATGGGTGGCGCCGGGCTGAACCACTCACCCTTGAGACGGTAGTCCTTAAACCGCCGGTGCAACGTCGCTTCTGTCGTTCTGTCACCAGGCAGTGTGCACACCACCCCGAGTGGGGCCGGGCTAGCGGTTTGCAAGGTAGCCAGCCGTCCGAAAACGTTGGTTGAGCAGCCGATTTTGATCGGTGCATCCCCGCCTGCTGTGATGAAATACACGAGCGAGGCGGGGTGGTTGGTCACCGGGGGGTGGTCGTCCGGGATGAAGCCGTGAATGGTGACCCATCCGTCGTCGTCTAACGACAAATAGCCGGCGGAAAACAGCCGTTGCACGTGCTTCTCGAACGACCGCTCCTCGCCCCGCTCAACACGACATCGGCATGTCAGCACGTTCATGATGTTGCCCGCTGTCCCCACGGGAATGCGACCAGCATCGTTGCACACCTTGATTAGAGCAGAGGCCACCGCACGCGTAAAAAACGGGGCACCCCACAACTGGCCTTCTTCGAACCTGGCCAACTTGCGCCATGGCATGCTGGTGCCATGGCCGCTCATGCGAGGTCTCGCTTGGCGACGATGGCGCGCGCCTTGTCGATGAGCTGCTCTGGGGCGAGTTCGAGCACCGCCAGCGCGAGTGCCACCATCCTACTCTGTCGCCCTTTGATCCCGAGTCGCTTGTAGTCATCGGGGTGCAACGTCAGGCAAACCATCACCTTTTTTGAGGACGGAGGCTGTGTCTGGGTCATGGCGGTGAGTATAACCCACAACCATGAAACAGCAAGTCTTGCGCACAGAGCGCACACGGTGTAGTCATTTTGACAGCAAAACGCTTACACATAACACGTCGGTGCGCAGCGGTTGAGTCGCCCCCTATGGCGCGTCGGACGTCGGCGGGCGCGCCTGGTCGGCTTACGTACGCTATGCCGTGTCCGCCGCCGCCGAGTGCCACGGGTCGGGGCACTGCTGGGCATCGCCCGCGTAGTTCAGCAGCACGCGGCGGTCCCGCGCAGAATCGGGTGAGCCGCACGTCGGGCACCGGGTCGCCACACCGCCGGTGGCCCCGGAGTCGCCATCGGTTTCGCCGCCGTCGACTGGCTCCTCGTCGAACAGCACGCGTCCGACGAGGTTGCCGCACGTGGTCGGCGGGGCGCCCTGCGCGATCAGCACCAACATGGCCTCGTGCAGCGACCGCACGCCCCACCTGAGCGCGTTGCGGATGGGCTCGGCCCGGCCGGGATCGGTGTTGTTGGCATATTGCGCGAGGCGACGTGCCCACCGCGTGTCGTGTGGGGGCGGTGGTGCCACGCGCTCGAGGGACAGCAGCCCCACGCTCATGTCCGTGGACAGCCACCGAGGCAACGTCGCGACCACGCGCTCGGCGGCGGCGATGTCGCTGACCCCTTCGTCGGCTGCGTCAAGGAGCGTACGACACACATCCTGAATCTCATAGCGGTTACTCGGACCGGATGGCGGGCATACCGCCATGACGCCCGTCTCGATGCCGTCGGCGACCGAGCGGAAGTACGCCTCCCATGGGGTGCCCCGCCCGCTCATGGGCTCATCCCAGAAGGTTGAACCGCCGCTCTTCGGCTGCTCACGATCGCCGAACCACTTCCGGGCATCGAACGACGTGACCGGCGCCGGCTCGGCCTCCGCTGCAGCCTTGCGTGCCGTCTCCTCACTCACGTAGGTGACTCGGAAGAGCGCGGCCCCTCCGATGTCCTGCGTCGCCACGAAGTCGTCCTGAAATTCGATCACTGTGTCCTCCTGGTAAAAACACCCTTGCTTTGCCATCCGGTGACGCTGAAGCCGCTCTAGGTGACCCCGAGCGAGGCCGCCGCTTCCGGGTCCATGCCCCGCGCGATCCGGGCCATAAGTTGCGTTGGGGTCATCCCAGCGAGAGCCGCAAGCTGGCCGATGGACAAGTCATAGCCCAGGGCGCGGACGACCGCGGGAACACGGCTCCCAAACAGCGGAACCAAGCGACGACAGCCACAGCTCGTCGTCGCTCCCGAACGAAGATGCGTCAGATTGCAGACCCTGAAGCCGCCACAGTCGCACCGCACCAGGCGCAGCGATGTTGCGGTGCCCTTGAGCACCCGGGCGACAACGACGAGAAGCGCATACCGGTGACCAAGCCAGCGCGCTTCTCGCTCTTCGACGGACATGGGGCGAGGATGCGGAGTGGGCGGAGAAGGGGGAGGAGTTTCCACGTTGGCGCTCTCGGCCTTCTCGCCGGTCGCCTCGGCGACAAGTTGGATGGCCGTCCAAGAGCACGGCTGTAGCCCCGCGCGATAGGCCGGAGAAGAACCGTCGTGATCAATCAAGAGATTCCATGCGGTCAACAGGAGAACGAATGCGGTCTTGGCGCCAGCCACGTCGGCGCGAGGGCGCTTATTCGATCGCGGAAGGGGGAAGTCCCATGGCGCACGGCCCAGAAGTTCGATCCGCCGGGTAGTAACCGACGCCATTGCGAGCGCATCGGATTCGGCGGTTTCTACGGACGTTCCCACTCCGTACCCGACGATCAGGCGCGTAGAGTCGTCGATCAAGACACAGCCTACCACCCCGGCCCCGAGCTTGACACGACCTATGTAACAGCGAGCTTGTTCGACCACTATGCCGAACAACCCAATCTGCCAAGACGCCACCACGGTAGCAAGAAGTCTCAGGGTGGACAGGCACGTCGTCGTATCGGCGCCAGCAACCACAGCCACCGCGCGGATGGGATGGCGGGTGAAGGCTTGCAGGACGGCCGCTCTGCGTTCAAGACTGAGCCTGTTCATGGAGGGAGCACCCCATAGCGGCGCTTGTAGACGTCGGCAGCCCATGCAGGCGATGCCCCGATGTCCTTGGCGACGTGTTGGATGATCAGCCAATGGTCGGCGCGGTTTTCCGCTGGGAACTTCAGTTCGACCAACGCCCCATCGCGTTCCGGCGCCAGAGGAGCGAGCAGAGGAGTCGGGGGCACGTTCATGCCGCAGCTCGGACAAGCGGTCAGTTCCGGTGTGATGACCACGTAGCACGCCCCGCATGCCCGTGGGCGCGGGCGCGCCCCAGACGGGCCTTGACGCGCGTTGCTGCCCTCAAACACGGCCTCCCAATCCCGTTCGTCTTGGGGTAGCCCGTGCTGGACGTTGTTGCCGGCGTGGTCGAGGATGACTGGCGTGGCCCCGTTCCACGGACGCATGCACCGCCCCGTCTGCTGAAGATGTAGGACCAGGGAGAGCGTCGGCCGCGCCTGGATCACGCACTTGATCGGGGGACGGTCGACGCCGGCAGTCAACAACTCCGCGCAGGACACGCCCATTAGGTCGCCGGTGGTCACGCGGTCAAGGATCTGACGGCGCGTCGCAAGAGGCGTACCACCATCGACGTGCTCCCAGGGGACGTTGGCCTCTTTGAACGCCTTGGTGATGTGACGGCTGTGCGCGATCGTGACAGCGAAGGCGAACGTCCTCAGACCGTCGGCGTGGCGCTTCCAATGTTCAACGATGCCACCGATGATGGGTCGACGGTTCGCGGCATCGCTTAGCTCCCCAGGCGCATAGTCGCCGCATGTCTTGCGAACCCTTCGAAGATCCGGGAGCAGCTCAGGCGGGACGGTCCATACCCGCGGCTCGGCCAAGTACCCAAGGGCGATGAGCTCTGCCGGGGATGACACCTGGAGCAAGGAGTCGTACTCAAACCTCAGCCCGCGTCCGTCAAGACGACAAGGGCTGCCCGTGGTCCCTATGTGAACGGCTGTCGGATAAGCGCGGCGGAGCCGCTTGCGCCCTTCAGCAGCGTCAAGGTGCGCCTCGTCCGACCATACGACGTCAGCGGGTGGGCGTCGCCGGGTGATCATCTGGATCGTCCCTACCTGGATCAGGGCGGCGGGATCCACGCGACGCGCCGGCCGAGACTCATCGTCTTCTTCGTGCCCGGCGTCGCCCGACACGATGACCCCGAGCAGATCGCGCGGCACGCCGCATGCGATCAGGTGATCGTAGATCTGGAACACGATTTCCCGCCTGTGCGCCCATGCGAGCCCCCGAAGCCCTTGGTCGGCAGCGAGGATCCTCAACACGAAGGCGGCGATCACCGTTTTCCCGCCACCCGGGGGGCATGATATGAGGATTGAGCCTCCATCGTGGTGGTCGAGCGCGAAGTCGATGCACGCTGCGATGGCCTTCTCTTGGTATGGTCTGGGGACTAACACGCGCGGTACTCGTTGTGCGTCGGTCTTGAATGTAATCATGCCCAGTCCTCTCGTGTGGTTACCTTCGTCGCACACGGCGGTGGCGCTTGTCCTCAGCCTGTGGCGGAGGCAACGTTTCGCCGCGGTCAAGCCGCCGCAGCATGGTTGCCATTTTTGCGTGCGCACCCGCGATAATCTGCCGGATCCGCTCCCGGCCGAGCCCATACAGCTCACCGATCTCCTCGAGCGTAGGGTCGGCTGGCACGCCCGCGGATGGGTCGCCTCCAAAGTACTTCAGCTCGAGCACCTCGCGGTCGCGGGCGGGTAGGGCGTTGAGTGCCTTGCGCACCCGCTCGCGGTCCGCCCCACTCAACGCCGCCTGCTCGGGGTCCACCGCATCCGGGTCGGCCAGCGTTCCACCGAGCACGTTATCATCCTCATGACCGTCGCACCTCAGAGCCGCCTCGGTGCTGACAGAGCCGCGCATGAGCGACCACGCGTCCACTGCGAACTGTCCCTTCATCTCGCGAACATCATCGACTGTCGTCGCCCCCGCGTTGAGCGCCTGGGAAACAAGTCCCTGAGCATACACCGGCACCCGGATGGTGCGCCCCTCGTTCAATACATGCCGCTGCGCGTAGCTACGCACCCACGGCAGCGCGTAGGTGGACAACTCATACCCGCGGTCGGTGTCGAACTTGACAATTCCATGGAGGAAGCCCATTCGACCAGCTTGCAGGATGTCATCGCGTAGGTGAGGATTTTTTCGTATGTAGATTCCACACCCCCGCGAGATCAGCATCTCGTTCGCCCGCACAATCGCCCCCGCCATCACGGTGTCACCCGCCTGCGCCATCCGAATCATGGCCGTAGTCACGTCACGGTAGGTCGCAGGTAGGTCCGCACGCGACACGGGCCTCGGCGACCGGCACTCCCCCACGTTGGTGGTCGCCGAGGCCAAGTGCGGACGTACAACCTGGCGGAGCGGCGTCGGCGCGACCGGCGCTCGGCGGGTGACATGGATCACAGGCGCTTTGGCCGCGATGCCTGCCTCCCTGCGCAACGCCGCAAACATCGCCGCCTTCTCCGCTAGAAGCTGAGGCAGACGCATGTCTTGACGAAGCGTGTCCATCAGATATGCCGTCCGCCCAACGCGACGTCAAGGAGCTCGCCGCGGCTAAGCGGTCTTTCCTCGGTCATGGTGCGCCTTGGGGAGGTTTGGACTTGTTGAGAACGGCACGCCTCGCCGCCCGCAGTTTGGACACTTCAACACGGAGCGCCCTCACCTCTTCATCGACGCGCCGACGCTCGACGTACGCCTGCTTGATCCATGTCGGATTGAGCGAAAGCTCAAAGAGCACGTCGATCGGGTCAAGCGCGACGCCGCAAAGGCCACAGAGGACTTTACGAGCGAATTTGTCGACCGTGAAGTGGTTGTGCGGGCAGAACGGGCCAGGGCAGGCGTGCTCGATGGGGAACTCGACTTCGGGCTCGACCACCGTTCGAGTCAGCCCCAGTTCGGCCAATGTTTCGTCGACGATCTGATCGTGACCGGCGTCGTCAGCCATGGCCTATGCCTCATCCCTTTCCGCTACCATCACCCGTGCTCGGTCCACCAAGTCGGGCGGCGCGATCCGTAGCACCATGAGCGCGAGCGCCACGCGTCGACCACGCTTGCCCCGTGGTCCTAGCAGCGCCTTGTCGTCGGGGTGCATCGTGAGGTTGACCACCGCGCGGCCCACGCGCTGACCACGTGCGGGTCGACCCCGAGCCAAGTTGCCACCGGCCTTGCTCATTGCCATGCGCGTAACATGCGCACGACATGCGCAACGCGCAAGCCCGCACTGGTGCCCGTTGCCCCCTCATGGCTCGGTGGTTACGTTGTTGACATGACATCCACCGTCACCCGATGGCGGCGTCGCCGCGGCCTCGCGCTGTTCGGCTACGCCCAAGAAAACTTCCACCAGCACCACCAACTGCTGCTGGTCTGGGGGCTCGGCCGCCCCGCCCGTCTCGAAGTCTACCGCTGGCCCGTCGGCACCGGCAGCACCGAGGCGGACAGCGCGCGCGGTGACGCGCCATTCGGCAGCCGTGAGGCGTACCGCCGCATCCGGGCCCACGCCGAGTTGGTGTACGCAGGCCACGACTGGGAGGCAGCACGCGCCGCGTTCAACGGGCGCTACGATCCCGCAGGGGGGCAAAGCGATGGCGCTTTCGTGTGTGGCACTCATCTGCACGAATTGCGGCAACACCGTGTTGCTCAACATGCCAGTGCTCGACCGCGCGCCAATCAAAACAGACTCGTCTGCCTTCCCGCCGTCCTCGGCTTAAGGCACGCTGGCGAGAACCAGATGCACTCAGCGTCCTTCGTGCCGGCACCACCGTAGGTGTTCCGCCTACGGCTCCACTTGTACACGTCCCAGCCGGGCATGTCGTAGTCGCCCCCGTGGCCACAAAGCGCGACCTTTAGGTTTGCGTTGGCACGCGCCCACTCGGCCATAGCCTGTGCGATTGATCCCGCCCGGTACAGCCCCTCGTAGCCCTCGTAGGGCGGATCGAGGAATACCGCCGTGTCGTCACCACCGTAGTGATGGTTGAGCGTACGCGTCCAGTCGCCGTGGATGACGCGCACCCGCTCGAGCCGAGCAGCGAGGCGATGAAGCCATACCCACGCGACGCGTCCCGCCGACGTGAGCAAGTCGCCCGGGATGTCGAGCACCGCGTCCACAAGGGATGAGGGGCGTGCAGGCTGCACGCCCCTGCCAGCGTTGCCAACGAGCGGGATCTGGCCCATCGCTTGGATGCTGTCGACACTCCGGGGATGGGTGACGTGGCCGCTGGCCTGCACACCCATCCCCGGAGTGCTTAGGAACGGGATCTGCCCCATGGCCTGAACCCCCTTGCCGGTGGTGACCAGTGGTGTCTTGCCGAGCGCCTGTACACAGCCAGCAGTGGATTGTTCCACGTCCTCGCCGGGGGATACAGGCTGTATCCCCCGGCCGGCATTGCCCACCAGTGGGATCTTACCCAGCGCCTGGATGCTCATCGACGCAGGGTGTACAGGCTGTACACCCTGCCCGCCGTCGGTCACGTGAGGCACCTTCCCGATCGCTTGCACGCCGAGCCCAGCATCCGCGACGTGAGGCACCTCCCCCGTCCACTCGCACCACCCGGACCCGATCCAGCAGCACTGACCCCACAACCACCAACCGGCGACCTTGGCATCACCCGGCCAGTCGGGGTCCTGTAGACTCGCCCCGAGCCGGTCGCGCTGCGCCATGAGCCACACATGCCGCGCCCCAAGGTCGATGTGCGACACGGGGTAGTCCGCCCACCGCGCCACCTCTCCCGGCTGGTGCTTGACCGCCCTCCAGAAATTGGCGACAAATCCGTTTACGTCACCAATCACCTCGAGCGACGCTGGCTCGGGAGCGAGCAGCAAGACCGCCGCCGAAAAGCAACAGGGCTCGATGTACTGCCTGACCCGGCCAAACCTGCGCCACACCTCCGGCGCTGGGTCGCGCTTGCCGCCAAACGCCGGATAACACCCCACCAGGTCATCGATGCCCATGACACTCCTCCGGCGCCCCGTCTACGCGCAGCTCTACGCGCAGCAGTGGTATTCGACCATCTTTCCGCGAATACACGTTCACCCCGAGCGACGCCTCTCCGTTTGTGGCGAGCGCAAGCACCGCGAGAATCACCACCGGGCATTCCGCGGCGGGGGTCTCCGCGATCCGTTGCGCCGCGTACCAGTCCACCTCGCTCAACCGGGCGGCGCCACCGGGGTGGCTATGCCATGCCCCGGCGAAAAACACCCGACCACGGCTGCGCTGGAACAGCCGGGCAAAGTAATCGCGCTCCCCGGGCATGTTTCCCACCAGGCAGTCCCGCGGGCCGCCGATCGCCACGAACTCGCGGGGCATGACGCGCACCACGGTGGCAACCAAGCCGTCGTCCGAGCACGTGCCCACAAGCGCGCTGCCCGTCTCGTTGGGCCACGCCCGTCGCGCGAAGGCGACCATGGCCCGGTAGGCACCGAGGCCGATGCGAACCGTAAAGGACGGCAGTGGACGTCCTGCACACGCGCTGTCGCCCAGCCACGTGCTGTGAACCCTCACCGTGTCCCCGGTCGCAAGCGCATGACGTCCCGCAAAGTCATGCTGCGCAGGGCGTCACGCAATATGTCAATTGCCCGGTCGGGCCGCGCAAGCGCCGACTCGAGCGCGTGGTAAAGCTCGCGCGCGATTCGGATGTCCTCGCATCGGACAGCCTCCTCGTCCTCGCGCCCAGCCGCGTACGCGTCGTACCGCGCCGCCTTGCCGGCGCTTGCCCCCGCGCCGTGCTCGTGGTCGGCCATCTCAACCCGCCGCTCCCACTCCTGATGCGCCGCGGTCTGCTCCGCCGACCATCGCCCCGGAGCGGCCCCGCGCGCAGCGTACATGATGCGCCATAGGTCCACGGATCGCGAGCGAGCGTGGATGGATGTGGTCACGACGGGCCCGAAGTCGGCACGTAGCCGATGGCGCGCTCCCACGCCTCCTTGGTTGACCCGAAAAAGTCCCAGGCCCACGTGAACATCACCCGCGCCCCAAGGGCAGCTTGACGGTCGGTGTCCATGTCACCGACAAACATGACATCGCTCCTCACCGTCCCGTCCGCCGCGCGAGGGACACCATAGCAACGCATGATCTCCCAAAGCATCCACGGCGACGGTTTGCGACACCAACATGTGTCTACGTGGTGGTTGTGAGGGCACATCCGCACGGCGCCGACGGGCGGCCACTGGCCAGTCACCGTGTGCGCGAGGGACACCAACAACTCCAGCGCCACCACTTCGGACAGCAGGCCCTTCCCGACACCGGCTTGGTTGCTCGCTATGCCGAAGTTGTTGGCTGTCCAGTCGATCTGCGCCATCCGCTGTAGTACCCCGGGCATGAGCGCCCACTCTGCCTGGGTGTGAGGACACGGCTGTGTCGGAACCAGGCATCGCCGAAGCGTCCCGTCTGCGTCAAAAATATAGAGCATGTTCAGGGCAGGAGTTCCGGTGTTGGGATGAACTCGTCCCACCCCTCGGCGGCGTCGCCCAACAGGTAGTCCAGGGGTACGATGGGGTTGTCACCGTAGGGCCAATCCGGGTCGTGGGCAAGGTCGTGAAAAAGAAGATGCAAATTCCACGCCATCTGAAGCAGCGCGTCTCGGTGGGCGCGCTCGTCGGGATAGTCTGGCCCATTCGGCCGCCCGTCCCACGCCACAAGGCTATGCTCCGCCACCATGCGATGGATCGCACGTGCGAACGCGGGTGGACATCCACCACGAGCGGGGCTCGCGCCGCGTGCCGGTACAGGCGGAAAGACCGCAGCCAAGGAGACGTCGCGGACGATGCGCGCGTCGATGTCCCAGAGCATGTCCATCGCCTCGGTGGACCCAGTGTCCACCGCCCGGAGCGCCTCCTCCATTTGGTCGAAATAGGTGGTCATTGCTTCCGGTTTGACCCTAACCATGCCGCGGCGACGTGTCAAGGGCATTGTCGACTTGCGGAGAGCCGACAGAGTGGTTAGCCTGCCGCATCACGAGGGTGCGCCGCTCGTGGGCGCCACGCAAAACGAGGAGATTACATGGCAGATCGGATCTTGATGGGGACCGCACGCCGCACGGTCGAGACGAAGATGACGGCGGAGGAGGATCTCCGCATTGGGCAAGCGGTAAAAAGGCTGCTGCGGCGCCACAAAGAGGTCAAAGCGCTGAAGGCCGCCGCCACCAAAGTCCTTGGCGACAAGGTGAAGCGGATCGACGAGGACATCTTCGGCTTGCTTCCGCGATGGGAAGCGAAGACCATTTTCGTCGGAGTCGACTGCCGTGTCGAGATCGACACCGATGCGGGCATGGTCTACGTCGTTCGCGAGGACACGAACGAGGTGGTGGGCGAGCCACGCCGCATCACATCGAAAGAGTCGGAGTGGCTCCGGCGGCGCGCGCAGACGCCTCTCCCCGGTGTCGACGCCGCCCCCGACGTGCCAGCCCCCGCCATCCCCGAGCTCGAGTCGCAGGACCCAGGCAACCTCGATGAGTACCTCGGCGCCCTCGAGCCCGATGCAGCGCTCGAAGCGCTGCTCAAAGTGGTCGGGCCGCTCGATGAACTCCTCGATGCCCCTTCCGGCGCCGGGAATGACGCCACCGCCGACGATGACACGGAGGCCGGGAGTGAACCCGCCAAGAAAGCCAAGCGCCCCAAGAAAGCCAAACTGGAGGCCGTGGCGGCGCCGTCCACACCGTCGGCTCCGGGGCCCTACGCTGGTGGGGACACCCCGGCCGCCCCGACGTTTGTGTCCACCGAGTCGAACGCGTGGAACGCTCCCACGGCCGCCGTGCGACTGGTCATCGCGGTCAACGGCCCGCTGGACACCGTGGACACCGAAGAAGCGCGGGCCCTGTTCACGGCTGGCATCAGCCCGACGACTGCCGGCGTGCTCGCCACAGGGCACGAATACGCGGCTCGCGAGATGAGCGAAGCCGACATCGCGAAGGCATCGACATACGATCTGTGCGAGGGGGAGAAGGGGCGGCTGGGCACGCTGGTGAGCGTGCCATCGGTCGATACCCCGGAGCCCCCTCCCTCGCCGACCACGGCA